CATCTGGCGTGATGTCCGGAACTGGTGGGGGGGTGATTCCTCCCAAGTCGGGGATGATGATTTGTCTCCGCAGCAGATTTTAGGGGAGCCCTAATGGCAAGCCGCCAGCTTCCTGGTATCAGCTCTGTTGATTTCTCCGAAGCGTTGCGCTTGGCAGCCGCTCGCAAAACGCGAGCCGAAGAAGAGCGCAAACGGAAAGAGGCGGAAAAGAGGGCCCTTATTATGAAGGCTGTTAATCCGTTGTTGTCGATGGCGGCAACAGCTTACGGGGGGCCTGTCGCAGGGTCTGTTGTCTCCGCAGCGCTGCCTGTTGCAGCAAAAGCTTTAGGGTCGTTAGGAAGATAAAATGAAAAACGGTGGAACTGGTTGGCGTAAGATCGTCATGGGTATCGCAGCTGCTTTGCTTCCGATGGTGTTGAGGGCTGTAAACCCCGAGATGCCTGTCGAAGAGATCGTGGTCAGCGTTATGGGCTTGCTTGGTGCAATCCTCGGTGTTGCTTGGCAGGATGCTGCTAAAGAGAAACGTGCGGCGCTGGAGAGTGTAAACAACCCCCCGGCACCATCCCCCGAAACCCAGGATTAAAAAATCTTAGTCCGAAGGATTCTGGGGGCATCGATCTCAACCTTGGCAGTAACGACGATCTTTGGTTTGTCCGTGGGGATCTTACTCATCGTGTCAGCAGGCAATTTGAAGTCGGGATGACAGGCGAGATCAAATCAGACTGGGGCGGCGATCCTGAATGGGCAGTCGGCGCTGGTCTCAAATGGAGATGGTAACATGGCCTATGTAGGTTTCAAAAAGTTACAAGGCAAACTCGAGGCTCAGGGTAAAAGCCCTAAAGCTGCTGGTGCTATTGCTGCCTCGATTGGTCGCAAGAAATACGGTAAGAAGAAGTTCAATAAAGCAGCGGCTGAGGGTAAGTCCTTGCGTGGTGCTGCGGCAAAACGCATCAAGAACAAGATGGTGGACTACTCCAAACAGAACGCTAGTTATTCGTAAGGTAGAGACATGAAGATTCCTGACGCAGGTAAACTCTCGGATCAGATTGCAAAGTGTAGAAGTGATCGGCAGAAGTTTGCTCGTGCTTGGGATCTTTGCTTGCTCTTCCTTCAGGGAAAGCAGCACGTTAAATACGACAGGGTAAAGCAAACCTTTGTCCGCACGGGCGCAGATGAGATGCAGGTGACAATCAACCTGATCGTAAACATCTACCGCAACGTGCAAGCACGGCTCACGCTGGCCTATCCTTCGGCTACTGTGTTGCCAGCCAGTGAATCAAACGAGGACATCATCAAGGCGAAGAGCTGCGAGTATGCCCTCAAGTATTACTGGAACAACGATAAGATCAAACGCAAGCTTGTTGACGCCATTCGGTGGCTCCTGACCTGCGGCAACGTAGGCCTTCATACTAAGTACAACGGCGAGAAGGTAACCACCGAAGCCATTAGTCCGTATGACCTGTACTTCGAGCCGGGCCTTGACGATCCTGACCAATGTAATTGGATTGGGTACGCTAAGCTGGTGAACCGAGAAGAACTTGAAGAGGCCTATCCCAATAAGAAGGACATCATTAAGAACGCTGCGGAAGCTACTAACTCAACGCCTGGTGCGTCATGGTTCAGGCTCCGGCAGACTTCGACACCGAAGGATCGAGTAGAAATCTATGATGTATACTTTCGCAGCGGTGAGCGTCGCGTTGTTCTTGGCGGTAGTTATCTTTTTGAAGGGGAGTGGGTAGGCAAGACGATGCCGATCCAGTTCATCCGCTACACTCCGGTTCCGGGTCAGTTGTGGGGCATGGGCATGATTGAACCATTGCTCGACATCCAAGACCAGTACAACCGAGTCCGTGGTCAGATCATTGAGAACAGTGACTTGATCGCTAACCCGAAGTGGATGATCCCGAAGAGCGCAGGTGTTGGCCCATCCAGCATTACCCGGCGACGAGGTGAGAAGGTCTATTACAACGACGTAGGTGGGCAACGACCTATGCCGGTTCAGATGCCATCACTACCGGGATACGTTCTCCAGCAGGTATCAGTACTTCATGGAGAGATGTTAGACGTGGCTGGTGTCCACGCTACGAGCCTTGGTAAGCGAGCGGTAGGGGTTACCTCAAGTGTAGCCATGCAATCGCTTGCAAGCAAAGACTCGCAACAGTTGATGGTGACGCAAGAGGACCTTGAAGAGGCCGTCATTGATCTGAGCAAAGTAGCGCTGACGTTGATGCAGAAGTACTACACCGAGAAGCGCATGGTGCGTATGCTCGATAACTTAGGGCAAGTCGTCTTCCATGCCTTAGACAGCACAAGTCTTATGAAGGACCCTGAAGTGTTCATCGAAGCGGGCTCTATGTTCCGTGATGAGCGTAAGGATCGTGATCAGAAGGTGCTCGACCTCGTCCAGATGGGCATGTTGCAACCTGCTGACGCCATGAAGGAACTGACGTTTGGTAGTGGCCTCGAGCAGGTCAGCGAGAAACTGCAGGCTATGGCGCACGCTCAGGATCTTCTTGAGGCGGCTAAGTTGGGCGCTGCTATCGAGATCTTCCCGACGGACGACCTCAAGTCATTCGGCGAGGTCTTCGGTGACTACATCCGAACGGATCAGTATTACCAGTTGCCGGAAGAGCGCCAGCAGTACATCCGTGACATCTACCTCAGTGTTGAGACCTTTGGCACGCAAGCGGAAGTCCAAGTCGAGGCACTCAAGAACCGTAAGGTCTTCCCTCGGTCAGCACCCCCTGAGCAGATGACGGAGATGGCCGTGACCATGGAGTCCCCGACCTCCGCCATCCAAGCGCAGATGGAATCCGAACGCATGGGCGTTATGGATATGAACCGACAGATGGTAGACGAGCAAGGACCTGAGCAGGGTCTGCCGACCACGATTATGGGAGCCCAGGGATGAACGTAACGCAAGTCTACGATTTGTTTAGGGCCTTGATCGATGAGACGGATCAAACGTTTCTAACGGACGCTCAAGCTGAGTCGTACCTAGCTCAAGGGTATCGAGAGTTTAGGCAATCGGTCTACTCTGTCGATCCTGACATCTACAATACGCAGTACAAGTTCACGGCAGCAGGTAAAACCTTTAGCCTTGATGGCTCGCTGCTGGGTCCTGGAGCAACCAATCGCATGGAGCGGTTCTTGCGCTTGGGTCAGATCAACACGATCGCCGGCAATGAGATCCAGTACTACCTTGAGGCGTGTCCTAATCAGGAGCAGCTCAACCGAGAGCAGGGCGAGTACTGCCTGAGTGGGCGCAATATCGTCTTCAACTCAGAGCGCACAGACTTCTTTCGGATTGAGTACGTCCCGGCAAGCACGGTTGACTGGACCAAGCACGCAGGCGGAGACAACGAGTACATTGATGATCTGCAAGACCAGCATCCGTTGATTGCTCTACTTGCTGCGCAGTACTATCAAATCCGAGATGGGGCAGCCAATCCAGTGCTGCAGAACCAGTTAGCCATCCGGCGGCTTGATCTAGTGAACTATCTTACTCAAGGGCGAAACGCTGCAGGGTCGCACTATATTACTCCTCAAGTCGAATTTTACATGGGCTGATCATGGCAACACCGGGTACTGATGTTGAACTGATCGCTGGCGGCACAGAGGGCCGTCCCGCGGAGCGTGGTGTCTGGGTGCAGAACATGTGGCGGCCAAAGGGTTCCCCGAACTGGCAAACGCGCCCAGGCTTCGGCCAGATGGCGCAGCTTGATACGACATTGCGTGCAGGTATTGCTACCGAATGGGGAATGTCAAAGCACCTTGGGTCACACCTTGTACGGACAAGTTGGGGCACTGAGCAGATTGTATCGGTGTTCTTGGTAAGCGCTCGAAGTGGTCAGGACTCGTTCAACTCATCCAGTAAGTGGGGATCGTATTACTCGGTAACAATCTTTGATACCAGTTCTGGCAACCACTATGAGCAGGTGCTGTTCCGCCATACGTCGCAAAATAAAACGGCTGGGTTTGGCGAGTTTAACAACCCTCGTATGTACAACTGGTACGGCAACTACGAAACTAACGAAACCTACGATAATCAATCATTTTCGTTTGGTGTCGATGAACCATTCTATTTTACCATGTATCAGAATGAGTTGTTTTTCGGCAATCGCCTAACAGGTTTATTGTGTTACCTGCCTTGTGATTTTAGAGAATCCAGGGACCGCACAGTTGATTCAACCCAGAAGAT